AATGAAAGTACAAGGTGGCCAAAAGGATTCACACCATGAAACTAACAAAGCCGATATTGAAGCGGATTATTAAAGAATCTTTAGAAGATGAATATATGAAAAATCGTTTAATTGATTTTTTTAAATCCGGCGATCACCAATATGCATTTGATCTATCAAAGCAAGTTGGCATGGAAGATTTTCTTGTTGGCGTTGATCTGTCAGAGACTGATCTGAAAAATGCTGACCTACATGGTTTTAATCTACAGGGCTTTAACTTAGGAAGCTTCGATTTATATAAAACTAATCTGCGAGGAGCTAATCTGCGAGGAGCTAATCTGCGAGGAGCTAATCTGATACTCTCTGATTTGTCCAACGCTGATTTGTCAGGAGCCGATCTGCGAGATGCAGAACTGAAAGGTATCGGTATTTATGCCAACAGTCCATCGGGCAGCGCAGATTTGACCGGAGCTAATCTGGAAAACATTAAATACAACAAAAACACTGTTTGGCCCTATGGCTTTGATTATAAAAATCACAGAACTAAGATTTCAAGTGATGGTACTAAAGTACGGTTGAAAAAAGAGGTATAAATTGATATCAGTTGTAGGATTAGGTAATGCTGCTTCAAGCATTGCGGAGTTATTTAGTTCAACGCCGGAATACAATGTATATCGGCTAGCCTCTAAAATCAAAAGAGGTAAAAATAAAAAAGTCTTAAAAGATTTCATAGATCCAGAAGAATACGAAAAAAATGTTCCAAATCTAAAAAACTTTTTTAAAGACATTGATGACGAAGTACAATTTTTTATTGTTGGCTCGTCAATGAGTTCAAATTATGCGCTGGGCGTTTTAGAACAAATAAAAAATAAAAACATTAATATTTTTTATATAAAACCTGACACAGATTTGCTGGCAGGTATACCAAAGCTTGTTGAAAGAGCGGCATTTGGGGTTTTACAACAATATGCTCGTTCTGGACTTTTTAAGTCGATGACGATTATCTCAAATGAGAATATAGAAAAAATATTAGGAAATGTGCCAATTAAAAATTATTACAATACCTTGAATAAAACTATTTTTTCGACGGTTCATTATATGAATTATTTCAAGCATAACGAGCCAGAATTAGGAGTCCAAACAAATCCATCAGAAGTTTGCCGGATTAAATCACTTGGAGCCTTGGATATGGAGAACCTTGAAGAAAAGTGGTTTTTTAATCTTGACAACTCACGAGACTTGTGCTATTATCTTAATATCAATAAAGGGAGGTTAGAAAGCGACGGAACACTACACAAAAAATATGTAAGCATTCTTAAGAAAAAGCCAAGAAATGCTTTTCGAAATATATCATATTCAATATATGAAACTGAACTAGAAAATGACTTTGGGTTCTGCGTTGCCCACACAAACGCAATACAAGAAAACACTTGACATGGTAGAAAAAGTGTGATATTATAGATATCAAGGATCGCTTGATATACTTTACCCAACTAACAGGAGAACTAAAATGGGAATTAACATGGAACTGATGCGCAAGAAGCTGGCGCGTCTTCGGAATAACGGAAAGGATGATTCGAGTACCTCTGTCTGGTTTAAGCCGGATGAGGGTGACACCACAATTCGCATTGTGCCGGCAAATGATGGAGATCCTCTGAAGGAGATGTTTTTCCATTACAATGTCGGAAATCACAAGGGAGGTGTACTTTGTCCAAAGCGCAACTTTGGTGAGCGATGCCCGATTTGTGACTTTGCTAGCTCGCTTTGGCGAGATGGAGTCGATAGCAACGATGATGAAACAAAGAATCTCGCAAAGAGCCTTTTTGTTCGCACTCGCTATTTTTCGCCAATCGTTGTGAGAGGAAAGGAGTCTGAGGGGATCAAGGTCTACGGCTATGGCAAGAAGGCATATGAGCAGTTTTTGGGTTATATTCTAGACCCAGATTATGGAGATATTACCGATCAAGAGTCGGGTACAGATATTAAGCTTACTTACACAAAGCCTAATAAGCCGGGTGCTTTTCCTCAGACCACTCTCAAGATGAGTCGCAATACTTCACCGCTTCATGAAAACACTGATGAGATTCATGCAATTACAAATACAATGCCTGATTTCAGTACACTTTGGGAGCGAAAGACTCCTGAAGAGATTGATGCTATTCTTGATGAACAGATGGGGAGCGATAGTAACGCCGGCAATCAGTCGCGAGAGACTCAGCATTACGGCAACACCGGAAATAGTATTGACAAAGCATACAATGACCTTAAGGATGTTCCGTTCTAGTCTTTATACCTGTGCTATCAGGTGAAAAGGCGGTAACCTCTTTAAAAACTTTTTCATAGCGAGCCGCTGGCACACCGGTTAATGTGTGCCAATTTCTGTTTTTGTGTTTTTTAGGATTAACATAGGTATATGTTATGGGTTCGAATCCCAGCAAAAACAATTATAAATCTAAATAGGTATTTTTGAATGAAACCTTTATTTATGTGGGCTGGTGGCAAGAACAAGATGCTTAAAAAGTATCAAGCGGTTGGTGCATTGCCAGAAAAATATAATCGCTACTTAGAGCCATTTATGGGTGGTGGAGCGATGTTTATCTGGGTATATAACAAGAACCCAGAGGCAGAGTTCTATGTAAATGATCTTAATGCTGGAATCATGTCCATATATGAAGCGATCAAAAATGATATTGAAAGCTTCACTTCATATATGGATGAAATGTCAAAACTTTATCTGCCGTTGCCAAAAGGCGAGACAGACAAGGTACTAGAGAAAGAATTAGAAAAAGACTGGAAGAAACTTTTTGAAGCGCGCCCATGCCGCAGATATTTCTACTTTAGGTTGCGAAATCTGCATGCCTTCGAATATCAAAACTGGTCAAAGACGCGAGAAGCCGCAGTGCTTTATTTTCTTATGAAAACCGGCTTCAATGGCATTTGGCAAGAAAATAAAAATACGAATGGCAGGTTCGGCACACCAGCGGGACTTCTAAATCAGAAGGACAAAGTTTATGATAAAGAAAATGTTATGAAGTGGCACAAAGCTCTACAAAACTGTACTTTATTATCTGGAGACTTTGCAGAGACACAGAAGCATGTCACAGCCGATTCTTTTGTTTTTCTAGATCCGCCATATCGAGGCTGCTTTACACAATATGGTGTTGATTTCGATGATAAGATTCAGCAATCAGTAATCGACTATTTAAATCAGGCTACTTCCAAGGGGGCATATGCAATGATGTCAAACCGCGACATTCATGATGACTTTTTTGAAAGCAGAATGGGGAACAATAATCTATTATATTTTGATGTGACATATACCGCTGGTCGCAGAAAGAAAAATGAAGATGGCACTCATAGTGCTAAAAAAGCAAGAGAAATTTTAATGATAGGAGTTAAATAAATATGGCAAAGAAAGCAAAAACAAAGACTAATACCGGTAGAGTTTCAATGCAAGATCTTATGAGTCTTGTAAATAAAAAAGCTGGAAGGACAGTCGCACACGATTTGACTTCTGAAAACCCCACTGAAGTAAAAAAATGGATTCCGACCGGATCTCATTGGCTTGATTCAATTATTTGTCGCGGTAAGCCGGCAGGAATACCGGTAGGAAAGATTTCTGAAATTGCCGGTTTAGAGGCTACTGGAAAATCTTACATGGCATGTCAAATCGCAGCGAATGCTCAGAAACTGGGCATGATTGTAGTTTATTTTGATTCCGAATCTGCTATTGATCCGTCTTTCTTGGAAAGAGCAGGTTGTGACTTATCTCGATTAATGTATATTCAAGCTGCTTCTGTAGAGTTTGTATTAGAGACTGTAGAAGAACTGCTTGGTGCAAGTAGCGACCAACTATTATTTATTTGGGACAGTCTAGCACTTACGCCGGCCATATCTGACATTGAAGGCGATTTTAATCCAAACTCATCAATGGCTGTAAAAGCAAGAATTCTTGCAAAAGGAATGTCAAAGCTTGTTATCCCAATTGCTGATCAACAAGCAACTTTTCTGGTATTAAACCAGCTTAAAGCTAATATTACAAGCGGACCTATGGCTAGAATCACGGCTATGACGACACCATACGTCACACCGGGCGGTAAAGCAATGCAATATTCTTATTCGCTGAGAATCTGGCTCACCGGACGAAAAGCCAAATCAGCTTTTATCGAAGATGATAAAGGTTTTCGTATTGGCTCAGAAGTCAAATGTAAACTTGAAAAATCAAGATTTGGTACTGCCGGAAGATATTGTAATTTTAGAATTCTTTGGGGCACGGAACAAATTGGAATTAGAGATGAAGAGAGTTGGTTTGACGCTATTAAAAAGTCAAAACATATGAAAATCGCCGGATCATGGTACACTTTACAAATGCCAAATGGTTATACAAAGAAGTTTCAGCCTTCTCGCTGGAATAAAATGATTGAAGGCGATGAAGAGTTTAGAAAAAATATTCTTGACCTCATTGATATTGAGGTGGTCCAGAAGTTTGATAAGCGAGAAGGTGAGGCAAATAGCTTTTACGAAAACGAAGAATAAGATCTAAAGATCTTGACATATCCCTCCTGTGCTGATATACTTGATATATCAATCAGGAGGTTTTTGTGTTGAAAGAAAGAAACAGAGTTTATGGCTATGCATGCATCAACATGGGCTTCTCTAGCCGTCCGAAGTCAAAGCGGATTACTACGAACCGAACTATGATTCGTAGAACTTTTGACGAAAAAGGTATTATGTATGCCTCAGAACTAGCGCTTCAGAATGTAAAAGATCTTAACACGATCTTGGATTGGAACTTAGAAAATGACATTTTCTTTTACCGTCTTTCATCTAACATTCTTCCATGGGCTAGTGAATACAAACTTACAGATATGCCGCTTTATGGTCAGATTAAATATTTTGCGCGCAAGGCTGGAGAATTTGCAGAAAAGTATCATATTCGCCTAACCAGCCATCCGGGTCCATTCAATAAGCTGGCTTCTCCAAAGGAGCGTGTTTTTGAATTGACAAAAAAAGACCTGACAGTTCACGGCGAACTTTTTGATATGATCGGTCTTCCCCGTAGTCCTTATGCAAAGCTGAATATTCATGTCGGTGCTGCATATAACAATAAGCCTTTCGCTCTTGACAATTTTTGTCGAAACTTTGAGCGTCTGCCAGATTCAGTAAAAACGAGGTTAACAGTAGAAAATGACGACAAAGCATCGCTATACAGCACCAAAGAACTATACGATAATATTTACCGCAGGATTGGTATTCCTATTGTTTTTGATTATCACCATCATCGGCTTCATCCTGGTGGTTTGACCGAGAAAGAAGCCTTAGAACTTGCTATTTCAACATGGCCAAAAGGTATTACACCGGTAGTTCATTATGCTGAGTCGCGTTGCGAAGAGTACAATAATTACAAAATCAAACCACAAGCACATTCTGACCGAATTGTACACCCATTCAATGATTATGGGCACAAGCTTCACGTTATGATTGAGGCAAAGCACAAAGAAATTGCACTAATCGAATATAGAAAACTACATGACAAGGACTGAAATATGAAAGCAAAAAGAGTAATGATTATCGATGCGCTAAATGCATATTTGCGCGCTTATATTGTAAACCCTTCACTATCTTTGGGTGGTGTCCCAATTGGCGGAATTAAAGGTTTTTTCAAGATTTTGCAGAAGCTTGTAAGAGAAATAAATCCGGATGAAATACTAATTATCTGGGATGGCCCCAATGGGTCTTCGAAAAGAAAGGCAATTAACAAAAATTATAAGGCAGGAAGAAAGCCGCTTCGCCTCAATAGAGCTTATGCAAACTTGACACCGGAAGAGTGCTCAGAAAATAAAAAGTGGCAACAAATGAGAACTATGGAGTATTTTAATCAAATGCCTATAATTCAAACTTATGTCCCAAATATTGAAGCTGATGATGTCATTGCATATATTACACGCATGTCTTACTATAAAGATTGGCAAAAAATAATTGTTTCTAATGATAAAGATTTTATGCAATTGTGTGACAACGAGACAGTTCTGATGCGCCCAGTGAAGAAAGAAATCATGTCCAGAAAAACAATTGTTGAAGAAATTGGCATTCATCCTACTAATATGGCTCTTGCAAGAGCTATAGTCGGAGACTCTAGCGATAATCTACCGGGCATTCGAGGAGCCGGCTTGGCAACTGTCGCAAAAAGATTTAAGTTTTTGTCTGAGTCAAAAACCTATACGATTCAGGATGTTATAGAACATTGTAAAAATAGCGAAGAAAATATTAAAGTATTTGATAAGATCATAGAGGGAAAGGGCTTGATCGAACATAATTACGACATGATGCAACTGTACGTCCCTAAAATGTCATATCAGTCCAAAATGCAGGTAAAGGAAATGATTGAAAATTTTAAGGGAGGCTTCAACAAAACTCAAATTCTAAAGATGATGATAGAAGATGGATTTGGGGAGCTAAAGTGGGAAGACCTAAAAGCTGGACTAAACCGTGTTGAGAGATCTCTTTCAGAGAAATAACTTGATCTTTTCTGGAAACAGTGCTATCATTATAGACATAAGGAGAATGAATGAACAAGGTGGAGAATATTGGTTTTGGCAAATATGGAAAAGCTTTTCAAGAAGGATTAACGCAGTTAATCTATGATGATCGGCCCTTTGCTGATCAAATCACAGAGGTATTAGATATTAATTTCTTGGAGTTAGAATACCTAAGAGTATTTGTAAATAAAATTGTCGAATATCGTTTGAAATATAATGTCCACCCCTCAACGGAGGCTGTGACTACTATGTTGAACACAGATTTAGAAAGAGAGAATGAGGTAATTCGACGCCAAGTAAGAGAATATTTTAGAAAGATTCAATATAATGAACTTTCAGATATTGAATATATTAAAGAGCAGAGTTTAGATTTCTGTAAAAAGCAAAATCTAAAAAAAGCTATGATGAAATCGGTAGCACTTCTTCAGACATGTTCTTTTGACGAGATTAGTAAAACAATTAATGATGCTCTGAAATTAGGTTCAGATAATAATTTTGGATATGATTATTTGACTGATTTTGAGGAAAGATTTAAGCCAAAACATAGAATGCCAGTTACAACCGGCTGGGATGAAATGGATAAAATAACTGGAGGAGGATTAGGTAAAAGTGAGTTGGGAGTCGTTATCGCTCCAACTGGTGCAGGTAAATCGATGGTTTTGGTGCATTTAGGAGTGGAAGCATTGCGCGCAGGCAAAAATGTTATTCATTACACTTTAGAGCTACAAGATACAGTTGTGGCTAATCGTTATGATTCCTGTCTTACTGGTCTTCCCCTTACCGACATTAAAGATTTTAAAGAAGAAGTTTTTGAACAAGTGAAAAATATTCAAGGCAAATTGATTGTTAAAGAATATCCTACAAAGTCAGCTTCTACTAATACTATTAAATCTCATCTCGCAAGATTGAAAAAGAGAGGGATCATTCCAGGTATGATCATAATTGATTACGGAGATCTTTTACGACCGGTTGTGATAAGAAAAGAGAAGCGTAACGAATTAGAATCTATTTATGAAGAGATGAGGGGTATCTCAACTGAGTTTGGTTGTCCGGTTTGGACAGCATCTCAGACTAACCGGTCAGGATTAAATGCAGAAGTAATTACCATGGAATCGATCAGTGAAGCTTTTAGCAAATGTTTTGTAGCTGACCTTATCTTTTCTGTGTCGCGAACAATCGAGGACAAACAGGCAAACACCGGACGTATTTTTGTTGCTAAAAATCGTAATGGTCCAGACGGAATGGTATACCCAATTTTTATGGACACAAGTAATGTATCTATAAAATTCGCGCCTAGTGTAATTAACGGAGTGTCTATTACCTCTGGTGTCAATAATATTCCGCTTAATCCGGTCACATTGACACCACAAATGCAAAGAGATTTATTGCAGAAAAAATATTCGAAACTAAGAAAATCAGGGAGTAAAAGTTAATGAAGCCAAATATTAGAAAATTTAGATTATCAGAGCAGTTTATCCTGCCTTATATTGATAAAAATGTTCCATGGGGTCCAGTAGGATATGTGACATTTAAACGCACCTATGCGCGTAGATTGAACGAATTCTCTCCAGATGTGGAAGGGACAGAGGAATGGTATCAGACATGTAGGCGTGTCATTGAAGGCATGTTTGATATGCAAAAACAGCATGTGTATTATTTAGGTCTAGAATGGAACGATTCTAAAGCACAAGCAACCGCTAAAGACGCTTATGATCGTCTTTTTAATTTGAAGTGGACACCTCCCGGTAGAGGTCTATGGATGATGGGCACAAAATTTGTTGAAGAAAGGACTGCTGCCGGTCTTTTTAATTGTGCATTTCGCTCAACAAAAGAAATTTCCACAAAAGGTGGATATCTTTTTTCTTGGATGATGGATGCTTTAATGTTAGGTATCGGGGTTGGATTTGATACTCTTGGTGCCGGTAGTGTTACCGTTACTGAACCAAAATACACTAATGACGTTCTCATCATCGATGACAGTAGAGAAGGATGGGTAAATTCTATTCATGTTCTTTTGAATGGTTTTCTCCTAGGAGGTAAAATCCCCCAGTTTGATTATTCAGCGATCCGACCGGAAGGAGCCTTAATTAAAGGTTTTGGAGGAACTAGCAGCGGTGCTGGACCTTTAAAAGAATTACATGATTCTCTTAGTAAATTATACACTCCGATTATTGGCGAGTTAATCGACTCTGTGACAATTGTGGACACAGAAAACTTAATCGGGCGATGTGTTGTCGCTGGAAATGTACGTAGATCTGCGGCTTTGGCTATGGGTTCATACGATGATCGTCAATATCTTGAGATGAAAAACGATCAAGAAGCTCTATATCATCATCGATGGGGATCTAACAATTCTTTTCATGCGATTGTAGGAATGGATTATACATGGCATGCAGATCAGAGCAAAAAGAATGGAGAGCCGGGATATATCTGGCTTGATAACGCTAGAACTAGAGGCAGGTTTAAAGATGGCGAGCGACTAGATGATATCAATGTTGCTGGTTTTAATCCGTGTGTTGAGCAGCAGCTTGAAGATGCCGAGTTGTGCTGCTTAGTTGAGACTTTCCCAGCAAAGCACGATTCTTATGAGGATTATCTTAAGACTCTTAAAATTGCATATTTATACGGAAAGACCATCACGCTCTCAAATACTCATTGGCCAGAGACAAACGCTAAAATGCTAAAGAATCGTCGTATTGGCTTATCGCAGTCCGGAGTTGTTCAGGCATTTTCTAAATTTGGAAGACGAGAACTATATAATTGGTGTGATAACGCATATGAGGCTGTGAAAGTTCTAGATGAGGAGTTCTCCAATTGGTTGTGTATTCCTAAGTCAATTCGAATGACTAGCATTAAGCCATCTGGCACTGTTTCGCTATTAAATGGGTCTACGCCAGGAATTCATTTTCCGGAGGATGAATATTATATTCGTAGAATTCGTTTCTCAAAAGACTCTGATCTTTTGCCAACTCTAGAAGAGGCCGGATATCCTATTGAGGATGATGCGTATTCTCCAAATACTAGCGTTGTGTCTTTTCCCGTCAAGGAATCTCACTATTATAAAGGTAAAAAAGATATTACAATGTGGGAACAGCTTGAAATTGCAGCGCAATACCAACATTTCTGGGCGGATAACTCTGTATCGATAACAGTAACTTTTCAGTCTCATGAAGAAAATCAAATTAAAAATGCGCTAGAAATGTATGAAACGCGCCTTAAAGCAGTTTCTTTTTTGCGTTTAAGTGAGACTGGGTATAAGCAGGCTCCTTATGAAGCAATTACAGAAGAAAAGTTTATTGAGATGAGTAATAAAATAATCCCTGTGCAGAGATTTGAAACAAATCAACAGGGAGCCGGTACAAAATTTTGTGATGGCGAATCATGTACAATTTAATAAGAGGTGAAAAGTGAAATTTGTTCCAGTTAACAGACATATACAAATTGAAATTATTGAGAAAGAAGATAATGATGGTACTGTCATTTTAATGCCACAGGGATATCAAAAAACAGAAGAAACTTACCAATTGGTTAATGTTTTGAGCGTTTCGGATACGGTGAGGATTATGGTGGTCCCTGGAGATAAAATATTTATTGACAGAAAGATGATTGAGGAAATAAAAACTGAAGAATTTGGGACGATTAGTTTGATTCTCGATAATTATGTTGTGGGGATAGTACCCAAAGGAAGTTAAACAAAATGAATAAAGATTTTTATAATAAATCATCAGCAACTCAGCTAGGCTGGGATCCAACTTGGTTTGGCGAGAAGCATTATGATGATAAGCTTGTAAGAGCCATCAAAAAGTTTCAAAAGCAGTATGGTTTGACAGCAGATGGGCTATGTGGACCTTCCACATTCCGTCGTATTTGGACTGAGCGCCAAGCGGATATTGATGATTTTAGGCCGGTTAATAGGAAGTATTCCAATTATCTTGTTTATAATAGTAATTTTATTCCTATCGAATGGGATAAAGTAGTGTTATGGTCAGAAGAAGGGGGGCTTTCGGCAAAACCCGGAAATTATTATGATTATACTGGTCGAGCAAAGCGCAATATCCGACTTTTTGTAAATCACTGGGATGTTTGCTTGGACAGCACTCGCTGTAATGATGTTTTAAATAAGCGTGGAATTAGTGTACATTTTCTAATTGATAATGATGGCACCATTTTCCAAACTTTGGATATGCAGCACGGTGCATGGCATGGCTCTAGCGGGCGCGTCAATAGGGCTTCAGTCGGCGTAGAAATATCTAATGCCTATTACCCCAAGTATCAAAACTGGTACGAGAAAAGAGGCTTTGGTGAGCGCCCAACAATGAAGGATGTTGTTGTTCATGGTCAAAAACTACCTGAGTTTTTAGGTTTCTATGATGTTCAAATTCAAGCTGCTCAAGCACTCTGGAAAGCCATTGAATCCGCCACAGCAGTTGAATTTAAAGCGCCATTGGATAATAATGGTAATACTTCTACAAAATATGAACAAGACGTAGTTTATGGAAAATTTGCTGGTATCGTCAGTCATTATCACTGCTCTAAAAAGAAAATTGATTGTGGCGGAATGGATATTAAAGCACTTATAGAAGAAATCAAATAAAAAACTTGACATGCCTCCTGACCTATGATATATTTCATATGGATAGGAGGCATGTTTATGATTACTGATATTGTTGTTGGGTTGTCGTATGGCGACGAAGGCAAAGGAAAGGTGACTCACCACCTTTTGAAGAGTGGAGAATACACACATTGTATTAGATTTAATGGAGGGTGCAACGCCGGTCATACCATTTATCACAATGGTAAAAAGTTTGTGACACACCACATTCCGGCTGGCGTGTTTTTTGGAGTTAGGTCAATTATTGGCAGTGGATGTGTTGTAAATCTTCAGCAATTTTATAAAGAAATAAAAATGCTTGAAGATGGTGGAATCAACACAGAGGACTTAATTTTTATTGCAAAAAATGCTCATATTATTACCAATGAACACTTAAATGAAGATGGCAAAGATACTAAGATCGGGACGACAAAGCAAGGCAATGGGCCAGCATATCGCGACAAATATGATCGAAATGGCATTACAGCCGGTGATCACCCTGATTTGATTAATAGTGACTATTTGGTTGACCTGTATGATGAGCTACATGGCAGAGATGCCCCTACGGTGCTCTGTGAGGGCGCTCAAGGCTTCGGATTGGATATTGATTGGGGTGACTACCCCTTTGTGACTTCGAGCCACTGTACGTCCGCTGGGGCGCTTCTAAATGGCATCCCACCACAGTCCATCCGGCGCATTTACGGAGTCGCTAAAGCATATGATACATATGTGGGTTCTAAGAGGTTTCATGGTCATGAAAATATTTTTAATGATATTCAAGGAATCGGAAAGGAATTTGGCGCTACAACCGGCAGACGCCGACAGTGTAACTGGCTGGATATCAAGAATCTACAGAGAGCCGTTGATATCAATGGTGTCACCGATTTAATTATCAATAAGGTTGATATTCTCAGAGAGGTCGATGTGTGGGGAATTAGAAGAGAAGCAGCCACACTAAAGTTTGATACTGAGCAGAGATGGAAGTCATATATTGAGAACAATTTTGATCTAGAAAACATGAATCTAATATTTTCAGAATCACCAGAGAGGATTTAATGAGTTATAATAAAAGAATAGAGCTTTATGGAGATAATTATGGAAGAGTTGATTATGTACAGCATGTCGGTAATGATCTCACTGTTGTTAATTCTGCTCGCGTATCATTTGGGAAAGAGAAGGCCGTTTTAGATGAAAAAGATAAAAGACTTATCAGATATCTTATTAAGCATAGGCACACTTCCACTTTGGAACATTGTTCTATTACATTCCGTTTTGTTGTACCTTTGTATGTGCGTAGCCAGCATCACCGCCACAGAACTTGGTCTTATAATGAAATTTCTAGAAGGTACACCG